CAGAATTCTGGCAAGCATTCAATGGCGGCCATGAGCGGTCCGGTTACAATTACAACCTATCCAGAGTAATTTGTGTCGTTTTTACTATTGCACAACGGCAATTGCCTAGTTAAACCTTGGGCAAGCAAATTTTACAATTGTGACCAGATGGTGTGCTTAACCGATTCCTGGCCAGATGCATCAACCTTGCAAGAAAAATATCAGTTGGCTAGTACAACATCTATTTGTACTGATTTGACCACTGCTGATGTATTTGACATTAAAGAATTATTCAATGCCAAACAAAGTTTAAAAATAGTAAAAGTTATTACAACATACGAGAATGATTTAACAAATCTCGAACCGGTGTGGCAGCAAAACTACAGCAAGGAACAATGGTTAATCTCTACTTTTAGTCGGTTGAGTTGTGCCGATCAAGTGGTGTTTCAGCAGCCAGTGTTATTACCATGTTTGCAATCAGGTCCTGATATTATCTTTACACCTGGAAGATCTGGTACACATGTACTCAGAGGTATTACCAATGTACATAATTATTTGCATCATAACGATAATTTATTAATGTCTGACAAGTTTACAAAATTGATTGATTCTAAAAAAATTATTAGTGTGTTACGTAGGCAATTTATTGACCAGGTTTGCAGTGACGCTATTGGTCAAACGCATGGCATAGTAGTATCCGATAAACACAATATTGTCAAGAATTGTCAAATTATGTCCAAATGGAAACCGATAAAACTGTCAACCGGCGACTATCAACATACATTAGAAAAAATTTGCAGTTATGTAGATGTGCTGTTGGGTGTAAAAATGTTTTACAACAAACATGTTGAATTTAGTTTGCTCGACGATTTACAAGAACATTTTAATAATATTTTTTTTGTAAAGAATCCTTATCGGTCACAAGACATCATATCAAATTATTCCGAAGCAGTAGCCGTGTGCGAACAAGAGTACCAACCAATATACGATCAAATTATTACCATCTTGCAGAGAATATTTGGCACCAATCTATATAATCACTTGCCAAAATAATTGACTTTAGCAGCTATAGATTGTAAAATTGTGGATTAAAGGAACCGATGACAAATCTATTTCGCAAAGCCGCAGTCTTCACGGACATACATTTTGGACTCAAGAGCAACAGCACTCAGCACAACGAGGACTGCCTGAACTTTGTGAGGTGGGCTACTGCCAAGGCCAAGTCTGAAGGTTGTGAGACCTGCATGTTCCTGGGTGACTGGCACAACAACCGTGCCAGTCTCAACATTGTCACACTCAACTACAGCCTACAAGCACTGGAGCACATGAATGCTAATTTTCAACGTGTGTATTTTATTCCTGGTAACCACGATTTATATTATCGCGATAAACGTGACATTCAAAGCGTGGAGTGGGCAAAGCACCTCCCTAATGTGGAAATCTGCAATGATTGGGTCAGCCACGGTAATGTCACTATTGCCCCTTGGCTATGTGGAGATGATCATAAACGCATACCCAAACTAAAAGGCAAGTACATGTTTGGGCATTTTGAGCTGCCCGGTTACTTGATGAATGCACAGATTGAAATGCCTGATCATGGCGAAGTTCAACGGGAACACTTCACTGGCTTTGAACATGTGTTCACCGGACACTTTCACAAGCGGCAGACCAAAAAGAACATCACCTACATTGGCAACTGCTTTCCGCACAACTATGCAGATGCCGGCGACGATGACCGCGGCCTGATGATTCTAGAGTGGGACAAGGAACCTGAGTTCCATGCCTGGCCAGATCAGCCTAGATATCGTGTGTTTGGGCTCAGCAATGTGATTGACAATGCTGCCACTATCCTGGCACCAGGCATGCATGTGCGTGTGCAGTTAGACATTGAGATCAGCTACGAAGAAGCCAACTTTATCAAAGAAACATTTATTAGAGACTATGGTCTTAGAGAGATGGCTTTGATACCCAACAAGTCCAACTCAGTAGACACTGACATGGCACCTGGTGAGATCAAGTTTGAATCAGTGGATCAAATTGTCACAGATCAGATCACCAACATTGCAAGTGAATTCTACGACAACAAACTGCTGTTGAAGATCTACCAAAACTTATGATTCAAATTAAAAATCTTACTGTTCGAAACTTCATGAGCGTGGGTGCTGCTACCCAAGCCGTCAATTTTGATCGCAAGGACATTACCCTGGTGCTAGGTGAGAATCTCGACCTTGGTGGTGACGGATCACGCAACGGCACAGGCAAAACCACAATCATCAATGCACTCAGCTATGCCTTGTATGGTAACGCTCTGTCAAACATCCGCAAGGACAATTTGGTCAACAAGACCAACGGCAAAAACATGCTGGTGAGTCTGGAGTTTGCAGTAAACGGTGCTGAGTATCGCATCGAACGTGGACGCAAACCCAACGTGCTCAAGTTTTATGTAAACAATGAAGCTACTGTGGCCACAGACGAAGCACAAGGTGATTCAAGAGAAACACAAGACGCTGTGGAACGCATCATGAACATGAGTCACGACATGTTCAAACATGTTGTGGCGCTAAACACCTACACTGAACCGTTCCTGGGCTTAAAAGCCAATGATCAGCGAACCATCATTGAACAGTTGCTGGGTATCACTCTGCTGAGTGAACGTGCTGATGCAATCAAGGAACTGGCCAGAGGCACCAAAGACTCAGTATCACAAGAAGAATTTAGAATCAGAGCAGTAGTCGAAGCTAATAGTCGTATTGCAGAACAGATCGAAAGTCTCCGACGACGGCGAGTGTTATGGCAAAAAAAGCAAGACAGTGATCTTGAATATCTTGCCACACAGTATGCTGACCTAACACAAATCAACATTGAAGCTGAATTGCTGGCACATCGAGATCTTGCTGTCTACAGTGAACAAAAGAAAGCCCAGGATGCTCACACTGCCTTGATGGCTAGACAAACAGCCTGGCGACAAAAACAATTTCGAGATGTAGCCGACTTTCGAGCCAACTATGATCTACTGAGCCACATTGACATCGAGGCCGAACTGGTTGCACATGCCGCTCTGGCGGCTCACACGCACCAGGTCAAGAACACAGCGGATATTGAAAAGCTGATTGCTCGAGGCCGTGCTGATGAGGTTCGAGAACAAGCTGCCGTTGCCAAACTAGGTGCAGAAATTGCTGAGCTAGAGGCACACAAATGCTATGCTTGTGGACAGGAGTTTCATGACGGAAGCCACGAAGCAGTGCTAGAGGCTAAACGCAAGACACTGCAAGAAGCTGCACTACAGGCCTTGGCCACCCACAGCCAGTTGACAGAACACACCGCAACACTGGCAGCACTGGGCGCATTGGGCGCACGGCCTGTTACACACTATCTTACTGAGGCAGAAGCCATTAGGCATTCAAGCGAGTTGGAAAATATTCAAAAGCAAATTGATGCCAAACTTGAAGAACTTGATCCTTATGCTGAACAGGTGTCAGAATACACTGAGGTTGTGCTAGGTGCTCAACCAGTCACTCACTACGACACCGAAGCCAAGGCTGTCACACACCTGAGTCAAGTGGCCAACCTGTTGCAACAGATTACTACCAAGACAGCCGAGACTGATCCCTACACTGATCAGATCAACGACATGACCGAACAGGCTCTGCAGACTGTGAGTTATGATGCACTAAACGATCTCAATCGATTGCAGGAGCATCAGGACTTCTTGCTTAAACTGCTGACCAGCAAGGACAGTTTTGTTCGCAAGAAGATCATTGATCAAAACTTGAGTTATCTCAACGCAAGACTCACACACTATCTGGATCGTATTGGCCTGCCACATACTGTGAAATTTCAAAACGATCTCACAGTCAGCATTGAAGAACTGGGTCGTGAACTGGACTTTGACAATCTCAGCCGGGGTGAACGCACCAGACTGATCTTGAGTCTCAACTTTGCATTCCGTGACGTTTGGGAAAGCCTATACTCTCCAATCAACTTGTTGTTTGTGGATGAACTGATTGACAACGGACTGGACACAGCAGGTGTAGAGAATGCCCTGGCCTTGCTCAAACGCATGAGTCGTGAGCGTCACAAGAGCATCTGGCTTGTGAGTCACAGGGACGAGCTAAGTGGACGAGTAGAAAACATACTCAAGGTTGTGAAAGAAAACGGATTCACCAACTACAACACCGAGGTTGAACTGGCATGACTCTAGCAACCTGGCATTTCCATATTGAAATATCCAGCAAGTGTACCCTACGGTGTCCAAGGTGTGCTCGTCAAGAAGTTCCTGATGGTCTAGTCAATACAGAACTAGATTTAGAATTTTTCAAACGCAATTTTACTCCTGAGTTTGTGTTGGACAATGTTGAAAAAATTACATTCTGCGGCGACGACGGTGATCCTATATACGCCCATGATCTAATATCCGTGATACAATACATCAAAAGCATCAAGCCTGTGGAGATTGTGATTGTGACCAACGGTAGTCATAAAAAAGTATCCTGGTGGAATGAGCTTGGACTGTGTCTAGGACCACAAGACAGTGTACACTTCAGCATCGACGGGTATGATAACGCCAGCAATAATTTATATCGTGTGAACAGCGATTATGACAGCATAGTTGCAGGGTTGCAAGCACTTAGAGCCGCAAGCCTGTGTCAAATTGTTTGGGCTACAATTGCATTCAAATTCAATGAAGATCATATGGAACGCATGCAGCAATTTGCCAAAGATCTAGGAGTAGACCGATTTCAGTTGACCAAGAGTACAAAATTTGGCAGTGTGTATCCTTCATATGGGGTTGATGATCCGTTACAACCCAGTGCAAAATTTGTAAGCGGCACCCATCGATTTGAACGTGAAGTTGTTGCGTTATCAGACGCAGGTGAGTGGCAAGAAATTCCGTTAACAAACTTAAAATTATTCAATCAAACCCCAAGTCGCAATGGTATAACACCCTTGTGCGAGATAGGCAACAAGGGATTGTACATTGATGCTCGTGGCAGGCTATTCCCCTGCTGCTGGGTGGCCAATAGATACAATCACAATTCAGACTGGCAACAAATAGCAAACAACTTTAATTTACATATCAGAACACTTGCAGATTCAATCACAGACCCATTTTGGGCAGCTGAGTTTCAGTCATTTAAGTGGCAAGAATGCCAGACCAAATGCAAGAGCTCAGTAGTTGATGAAAAATATGCCACAACATGGTGAAAGAGATAACTATACAGCAAAGGTAACACAACAAATTTTCGCATGACATGGCATTATCAAAACACTCCAGTTGAGACACTGCCCGAAGAATGCATAGGATTTGTTTACCTGATCACCAATAATCTTTCTGGTCGCAAGTACATAGGCAAAAAACTAGCTAAATTTTCAAAAACCACATACAAAACAGTCAAGCAAAAAAACGGCATCAAGAAAAAAAAGAAAATTAGAACCAAAATTGACAGTGATTGGCGCGACTACTACGGTTCAAGCGAAAATCTAACTGTTGATGTAAACACCCTAGGCACCGAAAACTTCACCAGAGAAATACTTTACTATTGCACTTCAAAAGCACAATGTTCATACATTGAAGCTAGAGAACAGTTCGATCGCAAGGTATTAGAATCCGCAGATTATTACAATGGCCATATCTCAGTCAGAGTACATGGCTCACACATCATAAACAAAATTTAAGGCAACACAAACGACACTGTGCCGAATGTTTGGTTCGGCTCCATTGAGGAACGGTGAGATACCCGGTCTGGACTTGGACGTCAAAGGCAATTGCTAACTTAAGGCAACAAATGGTCGGGGCCATGTGAAAAAGATACAACCCCAGCTTATAGGACTTGGATCTTGATCGGGTTACTAGGGTTCCGTTGATATGTGAAGCTTGAGTAGGGGGTACCGGTCAACCGCCTCCGCGTAGGAAACTACAATCTCATTATTATAGATGACTGCTGTCACTCGGATGATGCATTCAATTCACCGTGCATACGGTGAATTATGACCACATAATCTGGATGATACTAAATTCAGCTTCGCTTTAGAAACAATGTGTGAGCGATAGCGAAACACATAGATACACGAAGTGTATCTTGAAGCTTTAGAGATTAGTATCTGGCCAGTCTCTAAACAAGGCATGTTGAATATCACCTGACACAAACTGATTGAAGCTCTTATGCTTGACTTCGAGTTCTCCTTCAAGTGGTGCTACTCGTTTGAATGCTGAATCCATTTGAGCCATGCCTGTGAACTCCATGATGATCATCCATTCGGGCATGTCTGCTATGCTGCGGAATCCCATCTTGCAGCGTGTGATTCTGTAGCTCTCCATCTTGCCTTCTGAGATCAGATGATCAAAGAAACTCTTCATGCCGTTTACCCAGTCAAGGTCTGTGATGTCACCTTCTTTGTTGGCCCAAATTGTGTATAAGTCTGCCATGTGTTACTCCGGTAATATTTTTAATTTTTTCGATCTAGCTCAGTGATTAAACAATGTATTCCACCGTCCCAGAAAGTTTTATGTCTTAGTTTAACAAGATGAGGGGTTACATTGTATCGCTTGAATGCATCAAACGCAACTTTGTTGTATTCACTAACTATAACATTGTGTTGATCAATCACAATGGTGTTTACATAATGCACTGTTTCTTGTGTATCACCAATCCAATTATTGCAATATGCATCAACAAACTTTGTAAAATTATGATTGTTTTCATGGCCCGGGACCCACCACTTGCCTGAATGTATTTGTTTCCATTTTAAAAATTTATTTGATTTGATCAACGATGGCGGCAATGTTATTACCTCCCAGTTAGGAAAGAATGTTTGAAAAAATAAAGTTAAAAGTTCTGGTCTGGTCTGATCTTCTGCAGATAAAATTAGTCCTGGAGTAACAGGAACAAACCACCCGTCAAGGTGTCCAAATTGATGCATGCGATGCACATCATTGATTCCGTTAACACTTGTAATAAATTTTTTTATATCGTTGACAAATGCTTGCTCAGACAAATCATTTATGGTAAACAATGTTTGGTTTTCGAGCTGACACACACTAGCACCGGATATACATTGACTATGCAATGGTGCTGTTTTGATTGTGTTTCCCTGTTGTTCTACCTGTTGAATAATGTTGTTGTAGTATCTAGAATCTTGACCATCAGCAGTAAACGACGTTACCAAGGTGTTGCCCAGCATGATTAAATCATCCCCGGGATTCATAGGTGGTTTAGATTGCAGCATGTGTTGCAACAGTGTTTCCTGAGTATGTGATGTGTCAATGTGCGGCCTTACCACATCAACATCAAACGATTCAAGCATGTTGACTAACTTTTCATAATCTTCTTCGGTCTCTACAGCAATTTTTTCCATTAGATGTCGGATTGAAGTATCCTCAATCTGCTGATAAAATTCACTTGGCCAAGATCTTCCTACTGCACAAACTCGCAGCCGATCCCAGTGCTGATATATCGAATACATTTGTTACTCCAAGGGTCCTAGTATTTCAAATCCGTCTATGGCAGATTTGTACAGATGTGCCTGCTCAAGATACAGATATTCAAACCCGCGAGCCCGGTAGATAGCACACTCTGTTTTCATTGTTTCTATTCCCAATCTTGTTTTGGGATTGTGATATGTCCATGCAAACTGATCGCACTGTGCATTGTGCTGATCAAATCGCCGTATCAGACTCCATGCAACCAGTCGTTTGTTGTCGTAGTAACCAATGATGTCAGCCATTGGATCAAGATATCTACTGTGAAACATGGGCATGACACTGGCAAAGTGCTTGTGAGTGCAGTAGGTTTTGTAGATAGCATCTAGCCGAGCCAGCATATCAGGTTCACGACTGGTGATGTAATTCCAGTCTACCGTGGGTTCATAGTTGGTTTTTTTCAAATCAACTCTGGCAAACTGATAGCTCATGATCTTGGATCTGTTCGATTCTGAAACAACTGCTCAAGATACGGTTCAGGCCAGGCATGATAGAAACCTTTTTTCTCCATGGTCTTTGCCCGAGCATTTAGATCTGCTAACGGTTGCAGTATACTGAGTGCATACTCTCCTTGATTCATGCAGATACCGTTGACCATTTCTACATCTTCAGGATGATCCTCTAGCACCAGCAGATCGTTTGCCAACAAAAAGTCTCTGTTGGCCGCTTCAAGTCTGGTGTGAAAAAAGTTGTAGGTCCACTCGCCGGGATCGTAGGCATAGATTATTACTTCGTATTCGCCCATACCTTGTGAACATCGGGTTTCGAGATCGTGATAAGGATCTGTGCCCACAAATATGCCCACGGTGCGTTTGAGTCGGGCTGACCTAGCAAACGGGCACGGCGGGAAGTTGCCCAGTGCAGGATGTGGAACTTCCACAAAAGTTTCTGACCAGTGCAAGATATCTCTAGTGACTTGAGTGATGTTTAACATAATTTCTAGAAAAATGGCAATCCTGATTTCTTAGTGGTCTCTAGGTTGTCTTTGATAAGTTCGCCTATAAGATCTCGTTCACTGAGAGCCAGTGCCATGGCTTGGTCGTATGTCAACCCACCACGCATGAACCAACTCATTTTCAATGCCTCCCGACGGATCTGTTGGCAGTCTTTTTCCATACCCTCAACCAGATCGTTGATTTGTTCAGGACTAGAGGTTAGGAGGCGTCTTCGAAAAAACTTGACAGATCCAGTGTAAATGCTTGCTTGTATTTGTGATTGCATTCTTTGCAAGTTAGATCCAGAGGTTTTACTTCGCTGGCCTGTTTGAGACCAATCACATGATCTCTCAGCTGATTGAATTTTTTGCTGTCACAGTTGCGTAAAAAATCCACAATAAACTCAGTTTCTGTTACCATGGCCTGCGGTGTTTTGATTGCAGCAATACTTTGTGCAACTGTGTTCAGCGTGGTATCATTGATCACTGCCATGCTTTTGTTTAGCTGTTCAAGTTTGATTTTGTCATCAACATCGCTGTTGATCAACTGCATGGCCTGTTGTTGTTCCAGTTGCACTTGATTGTTTAGATTCACAGTACGATAAGTTATGGGCTTGAAGTAGATTTCTAGATCACCCATGTTTAACACTTGGTCATAGTTGCCAACACTTATCATGTCGTTGACTCGTCTAAGATCCACAGAAATTTCATCTGCTTCGTTGCAGGCTGGACAAGTGGTTCCAATTTCCATTTCGTGTCCGTAACTGGCAATTCTAATGCCTACCAGCACAGCATCAATATCTGTGCTGGGCATGACCCAAGGATCACGGATACTGGGAACACAGCTCTTGATCACGTTGACTGTGGCAGTACCGTTGAACAAGGCATCGGGAGTGCGATAAGTGATTTCGTCCACACTGGTCATGGGCAACACTGGTAATTCACTGTTGGGCGGCATCTGCAGGGTGCCTGGCGGATAGAATTTTCCACCCGACGGCAATCGGATGTAGATAGCAGGTTGGCGAAAATACTGGGTTAAAGGGTTGTTTGGTAGCATAAGTTTCCTCGATAAATATAATTATGACAAAATCTCCTCGAGATAAAATTACAAGGATATACTATGGCTATGGATGAAGCAGCAGCACAAAAAATTGCAGAACTAACAGATAGCCTTGCCAAAGCCACTGCTGTCAATGATATCTTAACAGGAAAAGCTGACAAAGTCAGCAAATCCTTTGGCAACGTCAACAGTGCAGCCGGCACCATGGTCGGGGGCATGGGTAATTTTATAGGTTCCATGAATGCTGGTGCTCAAGGAATGGATGCATACAGTGGTATGGTCAGTGCTGGAGCAAAAGCATTAGGCACTCTAACAGGCGAGTCTGGTGCTGCTGGCAAAATTCTTGGGGGATTGGCCACAGCAACAGGTGGAGTAACCACAGCCATCTTCAAACAAAGTGATGCGCTGTTCAAGAGTTATCAAGATATCAGCACAATAGGTGCTGCCGGAAGTTCCGGTATGCAAGGTGTATTTGACAACATGCAGAAATTTGGGTACAGCATAGAAGAGCTACCCAAATTTGGCGCACTGCTAGCACAAAGTTCTGAAAGTCTTGCTGCATTTGGCGGCACAGTGCAGCAAGGTGTCAACCAGTTTGCAGGGGTAGCCGAAGGAATTCAACGATCGGGTATTCAAACTGAATTTGAACGCCTGGGCATGAGTGTTGACAGCATCAACAAAGGCATGGCTGGATATTTAAGAGTTCAAACTCAAGCAGGTGCAGCTCAAGGAAAAACCAATGCAGAATTAACAGCAGGTGCCGCTGCATATATCAGAGAGATGGACATAATGACCAAGCTCACTGGTAAATCAGCAGAGTCTATGCAAAAAGAACAAGAAGAAAGAATAAACAATGAGCGTTATGCTATACATCAGAGAGAGTTACAACAAGCGGTACAACGCGGCGGCGAAGAAGGGTTAGCAGCAGCCAAACAGCTGGCTGAAGAAGACAAGATATTAAAACAAACATCTGGTGAAACCAGAAAAGGATTCATGGCAACGTTTGCTGGATTTGGGGCCACAACCGAAGAAGGCCGCAAACTCATGATGACTGCGCCGGAGGCCTATAATGAAGCAGCCAAGGGCATGGGAACTAGTGCCAATCAAACCATGGACTTGCTCAAAGACGGAGCCAAACGGGGAATGGATCAGTTTGGTGGAACTATCAAAGCAGCTGGCAATACTATACTATTGCCGGTTAGTGAAATGATAGCAGCTGAAAATCTCAAGGGTACTGCTGAAGAAAGACGAGCTGCTGCAGAAGCTGAACAAAAAAAGATGACCACAGCGACCGAAGCTTCGGTTGCCAATCAAGTATCTATACGTCAAAGCCAAGCAGAAATTACTCGTGGCATGAACAGCATGGTACAAGTTGGGGTCCGTCCAGCAACTATTGCTCTAGAAAAGTTTACTAGTGTTCTGCAAGCAGGTGTAACACGATTGCCCGGCACAGGAGACAAAACTGGAATAAGAAATACTCCCGGACGCGGTAGCACTGCACCAGGAGTTGGATCACAAGGCAACATAATTGATCCAGAAATAATCAAACAAAATCAAGGAACAATTAACAAATTCAATAAACCAGCAGATATGTTGTCGGGATACATAAAATCGTTTGAACAACTCAATGATCCAGCAAAACTTGCTCGAGAAGGAGCTGATCCTGGGATCATGGCAAGTATACTTGAAAAAGCTCAAAGAGCTAATCAAGCAGCCACGCCAACAAAATCACAAGTTGATACCAGTTCTTTTATGGCCAGCATAATTGAAAAAAACAAGCTAGGGAACAGTCAGTATACAGGGCCTAATTCTACAATGCCAGCACCTGTGGGTGATACTACTCCTACAGGACCTGCAGCCACAACAGCAGCAGCCACCACCACTGATTCGGGCATGTTGATCACCAGCATGAATGAGCTGATCAAACGTGCTACACTACAGCAGAACAGCCTGGACGAACTGGTTGATCTCAGCAGAAAGAGCCTGGCCCAGGGTGGCAAGTTAGTTCAGGCTGCAAGACAATAGCGGTAAATAATACACTACGTTGTGATTCAACGTGTGATGCAATCAAGAATGGATTTCTAAATGACATGGCGTAAGTATTTCAAAGTCGCTGATCTTTCTGGACAGATGAGCCCTATCTCTGGCAACAAGGAACAGGGCCTGCCGGGCTATCCCAAAAATGATGGCCGCACTAGTAATTCTTCGGAAACTGATTTTAGTTTCCGTAACTATGCCAGCCGACTGCCCGAAGTGTATTCAGGCCATCCCAACCGAATTGAACGTTACAATCAGTACGAAAACATGGATTCAGATTCGGAAGTCAATGCATGTTTA